GACCCATACGTCCTGACTTAGAACTCTCAAACTCCAATATTCCTTCAACTGGTGATCGATGGATAAGGTTCCTATCGATATCTTTACCCTGCTCACGCGCTCGGTTCATGCGTGAGTTAAAGTCCATCGGCAGTTCGCCGGTCGCAATCTTTCTGGCGGTTGACTCTGGAAAACCCTGAGCGACTAAACGGGCGATCGCTGTTGCAAGACTCATCTCTTCACACTCTTCTTACCTGAACACGCCCAACGCTTACGCGATAGACGCAGTGGAGAATTAGGGTCTTTCGCGGCCTTCGGGTATTGCTTCATCTGCGCGTAGCTTCTCGCGCAGTAAGCGTCACCCTTTGGCGTACCCGGCGCAACTTTCGCACCCTTCGCGCCGTATGACACGCGTTTGCCTGTCGAGGTCACTTTGACCTTCGCTTTACCTTTCGCCGGTTTAGCCACTACTTCTTCGCCTTTGGCTTTTTCTTCACTGTCTTCGCAGCCGCCTTAAACGCCTTTGAAGACGGATAGCCCGCTTCGCCGGGACGCGCCATGCGCTCTTTCGCTCCCGCTTTAATTCGCTTGCGTTTTGCGTGGATGTTCGCGTAAAGACCGCCAGCCACTACTTCTTACCTTTCTTCGATGAACGCTTGGCGACCATCTTCTTCTGCTTGTCTTTCGCCTTCTTAGCGGCGGCCATGCCAGCCTTGGTGTACGGATATTTCTTTCCTGCTACATTCGGCATCTAAACAACTCCCTTAAGCAATCGTCTTAGTGGCTTCGTCCACGTCGATCCCGACGCAGAACCGTAAATTCCAACAGCTGCATCACCAGCCAATGTCAGTATACACGCATCCGCCATGTCGGGCGATGCGAGACCGCGCTTCTTCATCTCGTCCTTCGATTCGACGCGTAAGCGTCCAGAACTGTTGAAACTATAACGCGGAGCCGTCAAATCGGACAACAAATCATCGTCCTTCGGGATCGCGCAGTTCCGCTGTTCGAGCCAATGCTTCATCTTCCCCCACAACTCCGCACGCAGATTCACATACGACGACTTCATCGCTGGGGTCTCGGAGACGTTAATCCCGACAGCCGGGAGACCGAGTTCGCGCAGTCGATCGACGACACCCGATCCAAGACCAATCGAGTCCACATAAATCGACAGCGGGCGATCGTGCATCTCTTCCGCGTCGTATTCGCTCTTGATCGCACCGACCAGCTGCATCAAATCCATCCCACGCCACTTCTTCACCTCGGTGATGACGTTGCCCTTCTTCTTCGCTAAGGCGGATTTATCGGAACCGAAGCGCGCGACGTCAACGCCATAGGTCATCGTCGAGAACTGATCGACTTCGATATCACGGGTCATCGCTTGCTCAACAACGGAAAACGGAATCATGGTGTCGTCATCCGCCATCGGGAACTCGCCCAGAACACGAACACGGTACGCGTTGCTCTCTTCTCCGTACTTAATTGCCATCTCGCGGACGAACTCCTTGGAGACGCGCTTACTCTTCTCGCAGTTCACATGCAGCGTGAACCACTCATCGCGCAAGCGATTGTGCGTCTCATAGAAGTACCCTGTCCCGCGAACTGGGTTCCCGAGCAAAATGGTCACCGCCTCATGCCCAGACATAGAACCGGCTGCTGCTTCAAAAACGGCTTCAGGAACACCGGATGCTTCGTCGGCAACCAGCATGACGTGATCTGAGTGGATACCCTGCAAGGCTTCAGGCTGTTCGGCGCGTGACGTTCTGGCTGAAATAAACGCCTCGGTAGGGGACGGTCGTAACTCAATCCGATCAGACTTCACCTCAAGCAACTCTTGCAGCGCTTTCGGCATCTCTTTCACCCAACGCTTAATCTCAGCAAACAAGGCGTCAAATAGCTGGCTAGACGTTGGGGCCGTGACGACGACCTTAACGGGATAGCGCGTCAGCAGATACCAGAGCATCGCCCATGATGCAGCAGTGGATTTGCCCACACCGTGACCCGAGCGGACGGATATGCGTCGGTTGTTATCGCGTATCGCCTCAAGGAACTGAGACTGCCACTCGTCAGGCTCGGCTTTGAAGACTTCGCGGACAAAGAGAACTGGGTCGGTTCTGTACTTCTTGATGAAGTCGACGAATGGATTTTCAGATTTTTGGGCGTCGCTCATATAACTCCTTGTGGGGTACGGGGGGTGTCCGTCGATCTGTGTTTACCTGCCACCGTCGCCGCCCGTCAAATAAATCGACCGGGGGGGGTCGATCGGCGGACTTATCCACAGATGACCGTTTTTTCGTGTTCAAATTTTGACCAGATGACCACGATAATAATTTGACTTGTCCACAGGCAAACCAAAACGTCTGCAAGATCAACGACTTAGCGTCGATACCTGCCAACTTACTTCGGCGCATAACTATCATTATGTTAAATCGTCAAAACGCTGCCGGTCACGAAAACGTCTCGATGATCGACGATCTCTCGCGTGCGCGTATATCCGTCGGTGTGTGATTCCTTGGGTTTAAGCATCATTTACCTCTTTGTACTCACCTTCGAGAGTTAAGCCTTTGATCGCTTCTAGATAACGCTGTCCGATGTTTACCTCTGCGTTGATCTGAACTTTCTCTCCCCACAAATGCGGGTCCATACGCGACGCTATCCAACGCTTGTTTTCAGCAATGACTCTTGCTCTGGCTGGATCAAGATCGCCTGTCCTAACCTCTGTGAGCATCTCCTCGATATCCGCAACGTGCCATTCGGCTCTCGCAAGTCTTGCACGCTCATAGCGTTCTTTCCTTGCAGCATCTCTAGCGATCCAATCGTTAACCGTGTTGTACGCCATGTCTTTACGCTTACACCAAGCGTGCAACGATTCACCTTGCGCTACGCAATCAGTGATCTCTGTTTCAAGAGCAAGTGGATCAGCGCTCATCTCGAACCATCGCTCGCGGCGTTCTAAGTTCTTCGGCAGCCTCTCGCCCGTCTGCCCTTTTGCTACCTTACTCACCATAATCGTGTTGTCCCTCTTTAATTACCGATTCCCAGAATGTTTGGCGCATGGCTTCGATTGACCCGTAAAGCATGAACATGTCCGACTCCTTTCCGCCAAACCAGAAAACAGGCTCGCCACTCTCTTGTACAAGCGCAAGCGCAAACCCGCGCGGAATAATAGCGCCCGTATCGATATCGTCAGCCAGATCAAAGAGCATCTTCTCAACAGCTTTTCGGTTCTCTTCATCAAAGTCTCTCGCATCAAAAGGCTTCCCGTTTATCCCTATTACGTTATCTACCACGAAGTCTCCTCGACTTTCCCATTGTTCACAGAAGTAGTATACGCGCCTGCGCGTTGTTTCAAATGGTGCAACAGCGATTGATGTTCTTGCGCCATCAGCACGATGTCCGCTGCCGAGTACACGACCACACCGTCATCAAGTTCTTTCGACAGCTGCGTCGCCACATATTCAACGTCAGACGGATTCATCACCGCGACCGCGCGTCGATCGTCAACACGAACGCCGAGATCGAACCAGCACATATCGTTCGGCGCGTACCCGTTTTCAATCGCTTCCTTCTCAACCGCATCCAAGCCTCGCTCCATCACGCCTGCGCGTCTGGCGATCTCAAAGTCGTCATCGCCTTCCAGTGCCGCGTTAAACTTCACCCTCGCACTCTCCATCTTATGCGCCGTCTCCACGCTTGCGCGCGACACTAATCGCATCAGGCTACCCCAACGACCAACGGCCTCATTACGTCGCCGCTCCCATGCGCGTAACGCTTCCTTCCTTATGCTTTCCTTATAACCACTCATCGCATTCACTCCCCTTCATCAAAATGTTTCACGCAGTCATTCTGTCGAATAGACTGAATCACGGTCTCACGCCGGTTTGCAAACGCTCAAGCATCCCAACGGAATGTCGTCGGCGACAAGCGACGACTTCCGTGTATGCGCGAGCAAAAGCCAAGACTTCCGCATGCATCCGCACACCTCCGTAAAACCCTTGCGGAAGTTATCTATTTCCCTATAGGCGATTGAACTACTTCCGCACGCCTTTG